TTTTGGAATCCCAATTCTTTGTGTAATATGTTTCTAATGTAAATCGATCAAATCTAAAATCAATTGTATTCAATGCTCTAGGTAAGTTATTATTGATATTATATGCTACTTCTTTTGCGTTATTTGGTAATGTATATGCAATAACCCAAGCCGAGGTAAATCCTAAAACAGTGCCATCTATTTGTTTAGATAACATCCATCGTGGCAACACAGTAGATACTTGACCGACATTATTGATCATTTGTTCTTGCATATTTAATAAACTATTGGGTGTTACTGTCTGAATATCATTGTATGGGAAACTTAAATCAACCGATGAACTAATACTTGTACCATTATTATTGACTAAGTTATCAACCATTTGTGCATAAACCACTTCATATAATATATCACCGTTGTCATCTAACGCTTGCGCTGTTTTTAGTTCACCAATGGTAATGGACTTATCAAAGTGATTATTTTGCATTACTTCTACATATTTTTCTAGTGTTTCTGGATTTAATCCATAAGCATGATTGTATTGAATTTTGTCAGCTACCCCAAAATTATAATCATCTATTCTATATAATAAATTTGGGTTGATAATTGATGCATTGCTTAATACACTACTAATATAATCACGATCATCTTCTGGTATGAATGCATCAACATATAATGCATTTGTTGGTTTGTCATATTCATGATTCACCGCAATGGTAAAAGTATTAAATATGGAAACTAATCCATTAGCATCATACGCATTTACGGAGAACGCATATTCCTGATCAAATGTGGTTTGACCACCATCTATTGTGATTTCATCTGTGCCAATTGAATTAGTATTGTGCAACGTAGAATCGGCTGAAATATTGTCTAAATCAGTTGTTTTTTTATTATCAACTAGTTTAAATACTTCGTAGCTTACCCTACCTATAATGTTCCCCGATGGTAACAATGTTAACCCTTGTGGTAATTTGTTAGCAACCCCACCCTCTTTCAATTTATATTGCAGCGATATATCATTGATATGCTTCGCGGTTACATACAATGTGCTAATTTCGCCATTGTTGATTAATCCCAAATTATCAGGTACATCCCATTTGACTTCGGCATCAGTATCACCGATGATTTTTATAGTGTAATCATATGTCTGGTGTATATCAATATCATTTAATTTTCTGATTTTTATAGAAAAACTATAATCTTGATCTACTGTGTTTATATCAGCTAAATTACCGTATATCCATCCTGTACTCGCATCTAACTGGAGTCCAGTCGGCAATGACCCTATCAACACAAATTCAATCGGATCGCCATCTGGGTCAATACCATCGCATTGGTAAGCATAATGGTTATCATGTCTAACTGTGCCTAGATCCGATACATAATTAGTAATATATGGTTGTCTCAATGCAATCACATCACATGTCACATAATCACTATCAGCCGTAAATTCAGTAGTGTCTGTTGTCATACTATCACGACTAACCACAAATATTGAATATGTTCGTAGATTGGTATCTACCCCATCTGTGATTTTTAGAGTGAATTGATAATGTTTACTTATTGACCGTGTGCTATAATCCCATGGAAATTCAATCCAACCGACTGCATCGTTGTCCCACCCTGCCATTGCAGATGTACCAAATGATGCCACGGGTTCAATATAACCATACAACCCAGAACTTGATACACTAACTCCGCTAGGTAATTCTCCACTAGCCAATGACATTACTATATCATCGGCAGGATCGTCATCGGTTGTCTCAATTGGTATGTCAACTAATTGACCATCAAAATATCTCCCTAATAAACCAGATGCTGTCTGAAATTGTGGGATATCCTGACCAGTAATAGTTAGTGAAAATGTTCTATCATTAACATATTCAGGAATTAGTGCATTATCTTCTATTTTTTCTGTATAGACACGCACAGTAAAATCAGATGTTATATTTTCATTCACCTGATAAGGTACACCTGTCGCATATCCGATAGCTTTTGGGATGCCTTCAAGCATTCCTTGTCCACCAACATACATCCCGTTGGGTAATTTACCAGCAATCACCCGATATTTTATCCGTCCTGAATCCGTTGGGAAATCGGGGTCATATGCTTCTAACAATATCCGGTAGAATTGATCTTCAGCTATAGTGCCTAGATTACCAGATTCAGTTACCCATACTGGTTGTGCCATTCATTAAGCCTATTAATGTCCACCACTTAAATCAGTACTAGCATCCATAAAACTTAACAAATACCAATTAGTGCCATCAGATATCCAAGTAGTCACATCACCTATTGCGGTAGTAATATCGGTGCTACCCCCTTTGAGTGTTGTTCCAGTTACATCATACATGACTGCGTGATCGGATATGATTGTAATGGTTTGTCCTGCGGTACTATCATCTAATGCTGTGATCGTTACTGCACCACCTGTCTTAAACAGATTTCCGGTAGCAACCGATGGTGTAGCATCAGCTGCGCCAAATGTAACAAATGTATTTGCTGGCCCACTGAATGCCGCAGCATTGGCAACAGTTAATTTTCCTGTTACAGATACATTACTTGATGCAGAGACTGCATTTGCTAAAATGATTGTTCCACTACCATTTGGTGCAATAGTCAATGAACCATTGGCATCATCCGTGCTTATAGTATTAGCCGTTATACTGACATTAGATAAACTTGTGCCACCTAATTCAGCATAAACCTCACTGAAGTTGTCATTGATTTTGTCAAATGCTGTTCTTAATTGATCGCCGGTACCATCATTTGCACTAGATCCGGTATTAACTGTTTGATATGCCATATTATTTTTACCATCCTTTTAAAAGTATAATTTAACTGTATTTAGCATTAAACTATGCTTACTTGGTGATAATTAATTCCGCCGTGTGATTCTTCCTTGGGTTAGGTCATATGGACTCATTGTTACTTCAACGTTATCGCCCATCAGTACTCTAATTTTGTTTTTCCTCATTTTACCAGAAAGATAGCAAATGATTTCTTTATCAATGCCATTAAGTTCTACCCTGCATTTATTGCCAGGTAGAACCTCCGATACTACACCTTCTACATTTATTCCTGCTTCTTTTGCCATTAAATAGCGGCTTTTTCATCCATAATTTCTTTCCTACGTTCTTTGATAGATTTAGAAATCTCCTGTAATGCTTTCCTAGCCCTTGCTGCACTAGCCTTTACACCGTTTTCGGTAAGTTTCACATTCTCTGCAAGATAAGTTTCCATCTGTTCTACTATAATTTCATGATTTGTCAATTTAATATTCCTCTGTTATGGGTTATTATTTAGCTTTCCCCATTCAGAGGGTGGCATTATTCATGTCGTATATCATAGATTTGGTTAATAGTCAATGAGATATACGATGGGTAGGTGAATAGAACCATCGGTATACACCAAACACATCAATAGCAAAGTAAACTAGATTTAATGCAAAATAACCCCATTCTTGACTAAGATAACACCACAATGCCAAGAATATTGATGCAACCGTCGCAAAGATAAACCCATACTTGCTATATTGGGTGTGCCATGCAATCATAATGCCACCAATCATGCCAGTGGCAGAACCGATGTATTGGTAGATATCAAGTATTAATTGTTGGTCCATTTGTCCTTTTTAAAATATCCTTTTATATCTGAGTGTATTATCCGTTGCGTTTGATCGTTAATCCGTTGTATTTGGTATTTCTTTTGCGAAAGAACTCTTCGCCGTCTTTTAATGTAAACACACTTGGTGGAAATCCGTAGTTATCTATTAACTCCGTGCGATATCCTGTATATTCTTTGCTATCAAACAAAATAGTAACCTTTCCGCTGTTAAATTCGTTAACTGATACATATGTCTTGTATTTCTCATCTTGATATATGCTAGTCTTCACCATTTCTTTTTTGTTAGTTAATAGATTAACACACGGAACAACCCCGTTGGTTGTAAAGGCTTTTCTTGGTGTTTGTCCTAATAAATAATCCGGGTTTTTAAGTAAGAAAGTATCCACTTCGTCTTGTGTTTTAAACCACCGTTGGGTTATTCCATTATGCACATTAATGCGATTGCCTCGTGGTCTGCCTTTTAAAGTCCATAAGTTATCGAGGTATTTGTCTATATCAGCATTTTTAACACTCTCGTATTCACCATCTTTAAACATCATTACATTACCTTTGTTGAAGTTGTTATAACGTCCTAGCTTCCATCCATTAGTTAGATAATCATCTATTTTACATGGATTTATTTTTTCATTGGTTGTGCCTTTCGTTACCCATTTAAAGTAATGACTTATTACTCTTCCGTTTGCTTCTTCCCAACCGTCATCTTTATACTGAGGTGCATATTCTTCTGGTATTTGCATTTGTTTGAATTGGGTAAGATTAATCAGAGAGACATAGTTAACCTTTTCTACTGTGCATTTTCCGCCTTCTCTCCATGTATTATTATCAGATAGAAAATCTAAAAGTTGGTCTTTCTTAATGCGTTTATTGGTCTCTCCATTGGTAACTGATACACATTTTCCTTTTATCTTGGACCCACTATACCAATCATTGTTCTTTGATAAGAACTCATCAACAGTATCACATAGAATGTGTAAATTGTCCTCACCATCAGTAACAACACAATACCGTGGTATTGCTTGAAAACCTTTCCGCCAAGAAGGATTATCAGCTAAGAACAAACGCATGTCATCTGGGAATATCGGTTTAGAAATGATATCGTTTGTTACCCAAACTTTACCACTAGTTGTGTTATGTATAGTTGAACCTATTCGCCATTCTGAATTTAATGATAGCCATTCCGGAACATCTTCAATCAACGTATTTATGTATCTAGTATCAGTGCCATTGGTAACAGCTACTTTGGTATGTTCATCAACTGCTGTTTCTATATACTCTTTGATACGAATTTTATCTGCATTCGTAAAGATTGTATCTTTGTAAAATTTACCTAGAATATTAAGATTGTAGTACTTTTTCTTCATTATTGAGAATTTATCGTACTTTAGTACTCTGCGATTAACTTGTTCCATTACCTCGTGATATGTCATTTCGGATTTTGAGTAACATATCCGTATAATTTCTCTATGAAAGTTGTCTCTGCTGTGTTTTTTTATACTCTCTTTTAGAACTCCAGATGACCCATAATACTTTTGCCAGTCAGATTCTACGGTTTTACGCCGTTTACTGTTCTTCTGTTTTCGCTTAGAATGGAAGTGTTTTTTGCCAATGTAATACATTGGTTCTTCTGGGTAAGCGTCAATGTTAATTCTCGTAATTAAATATATAAATCCTACTGCATCTTTCGGTATTGCTGTTAACTCTGTATTATTGTATATCCACATATTTCCCCCTCAAATGTATGAGTATTATTTATACATTTGAGGGGAACTAGCAGATTACTTAGAAAAACCTAAACCAAAAAAATTAGGTAAACGACTATTTAACAAGATAGCTAAACTATATAAAGAAGAATACTCAAACAGAAAACCATTGGAATATCCAAAAAGTGGCAAACTAACTAAAAAGATTACTGAATTAGCCGATAGATATAACTTAACTATATAGTATGTCTGTTAATTCAGGAATACACTCATGCATATTTAGATTTCTGTGCTTATCTAATATTTGTGAGTATTGAACCATTTGGTTATAATAATCTTCATTGAATGTGTTATTTTCTAACTCAGAGATCATATACTTTGTTTTTTCTGATATGGTATCATTGGTGTTATACATTTCTAGGTCAAAACATTGTTTCAATCGTTCAATTGCTAATGGACGTAATGCTGGTGTCAAGTTTTGGAACTTTAAAAATGGCGGATCAACTAAGTCACACGGACCAACATAAATTTGTCTCCCAATCATTAGATTTTTATTGATACTATCCCAAAACTGCATTAACTCATGCCAATGCAATACATTATATATCATTGGGACTGGTGCTGTTGAGAACCAAAATGGTTCTGGTAAATCCATTAATATCTCTAAATTAGCCATTATTTTATCCCATTTACTGGGATATCTAATGTACTCGTTTACTTTTCCAACACCATCAATCGACAATGTTATTTGCACAGACTTAAAATGTGATAATAGTTCAACACTTCGTTGTGCTAAGTTAGTAACATTAATGCTAAATTGAACTTCTATATTTTTTGCTATATCTTGATCTATGCAATACTGTAATAGAATTGGTATAGATCGCATTACGCTTGGTTCACCGCCTATAAAGAATATTTTATTTACATGATGTATGTTATCTTGCACATCTTGCATATATTTCTGATCTAACCCAAAATCGACCTCATTTTCAAATATAGGCTTATAGTTGGTAAATTCTGCAAATCGTTGATCCTTATCAAGTATTTTTTTTGCTTCTCTGGCGGAGGTTGTGGATATATCTGGAGTACACATTACACAAGCAATATTACACAATGATGCTAATCGCAAATCCATTCGTCTAATATGCTTCACCTTACCTGTGTTTGTAAATTCATTTATTGCATCAACGAAATATGCCGTATCTTCTGGTACTTCCAGTATACGATGGCTTTCTTGCAAACGCAAACTTGCTGACGATGATTGTTCTTCATGGTAACAGCGTTCACACCCCTTCACTTGTTTGCTATCAAGCATATCTGCACGGATTTGATTGAGTTGTGTGCTATCCCATGCATCTTGTATGGTGCTATTATTAACCGTTAGTTGGTTGCCATCTTCATCAAGTAATGCTTGCTCCTTCCATACACAACAGAATCGTTGTCTGCCTTGTGGTCCTAGTTCATATGTATTAAATGCATATGGACACAGTGTACCTTTGGCGACCATTTGTTTGATATTATCTAATGTAATCATATACTCGTGCTGATAACACCAATAACACCAATTATCAATATTCCATATACAATAGTTTCTATTATGAATTCAGATTGCCTAACATTCGCTGCATAATCTGATAACATATTATCATCGTGTTGCCGAGTTAATATTTCTTTTTCGATAGCATCAATTAAATATTGTTTCTTTTTTCTTCGATCTAGCTTTAACCCAAGAGTTTCCCCATATTCATCTAACTCTTTTTTTGACATATCTTCAAGTTTCATCTTCTAAGTACCTTTCTCTATCTTTCCATCGTATTTCTTTGCCACCTGATAATTTAGGTGTTATGTTATCTAAATAGTTATCCATAAAATGATCTGGTAATTCTTTTGCTATATCCAAAAATGAAAAATCTTCTTTGGCAGCATTTAACCAAAATGAATTAACTCCCATTCCACTTGCCTGTGCTGGTTCTAAGAAACAATAATACTCATCATTGACTAACTTAATCATTTTGCCAAAGTGCCTATATCGTTTAAACATATACAATAATTCAACTGGTGGAACTAATGGTACTACATCGGTTTCATTAACTACCCTTGTTAGTGGCAAATGTTCCCATTTAAATATACCATCACGATCAAATACTTTCGGCTGACCGAATGTGATTATTTCATTAACATTTAATCCGGCTTGATAACAATATGCACCTACTATAACTGCTTCTGCACCACCTAATGAATGTCCAGTTATATTAATAGCGTATGATGCGTCAGCCATTAACCTTCTTAAATCAGCAAAAATTCGTTCTGCTACCCCATGAAACCCACTATGCACCTTACATTGCAATCTGGTTGACCAATCCTTGTCAAATTTAATATCTTGCATAGCATTCTTGATATTACTAGTACCACGAATAGAGATAGTATAGGTTTTTTCACCTCGATTCGTTAGTAAAAAATATCGAATTTGTTTAATTTCATTCACATATACCTGGTTTGGATATGCTTGCTTAATGTCATCTATTTTATCTGCATATGCTAATTTTGCCAATTCTGCATATCTATTAATCTTTTGCCAATCAACATCGTGTGCCATTGTAAATGATTGTTTGTATTGTGAACTTAAATTATATTTACGTTGTATGCGTTTGACTATTTTTCTTGCGATAAATGCTTTGATTTTTGCCATTGCATATCGTTTGGCGATCCATGTGAACATATCATACTCCTTTTGTTTCAGTATGTATAATATTTATTCATGCGTCCGCAAACTAAATATAATGATGGACTTATACAGCAAACACACAAACCCAGAGACATTATATGGCTATAAAGATAGGTTTGAAATCCCAGGATTCGCATATGAAGAAGCAAGACTAACAGGTGAATGGACAGAAGCAGAACCATACATCATGAAAGACCCCAAATATGCATATCTGTATGCTATGGATGCAATACAAGATGAATGGCCAGAAGCAGAACCATATATAATGAAAGATCCTACATATGCATATCTGTATGCTAGGGATATAAGAAAAAAAGGAAGATGGCCAGAAGCCGAACCATATATAATGAAAGATCCATATTCTGCATATTGGTATGCTAGATATGTAATAGAAGGCAGATTTCCAGAAGCAGAACCATATATAATGAAAGACCCAGAATATGCATATGAGTATGCTGGTGGGGTAATGGGAAACCGATGGTCAGAAGCAGAACCATATATAATGAAAGATCCAAAATATGCATATTTTTATGCTAAGTATGTAATAGAAGATGAATGGCCAGAAGCCGAGCCATATATAATGAAAGATCCAAAATATGCATATTTTTATGCTATGTATGTAATGGAAAGAAGATGGCCAGAAGCAGAACCATATATAATGAAGAGTCCAGAATATGCATATATGTATGCTAGGGATATAAGAAAAAAAGGCAGATGGCCAGAAGCCGAACCATATATAATGAAAGACCCAGAATCTGCATCTAAATACAAGGCATTCATAAGGACACTATAATGATGGACTTATACAGCAAACATTCAACCCCAGAGTCATTATATGGATATGACCAGTTAGAAAAAAAGTATAGCAAGCCAACGATGGATATGTGTAACCATATGATGAAGGTAAACTATCGCAACCTTGCATTTAATGAATTTCCATACAATTTTGTTAAGGAGTTGCCTGATGGGTTATCAGTGGAATGGCTTTTGTCCCTCAAAGATACACTAATAACACAATTGCCTAATAACCTAACAGTAAGAGGGAGTATGAATATTGAGAATACACCAATATCACATTTGCCTGAATATTTAACTATTGGACAGGAGTTATACTTGCATGATACCCCGATGCTAGATAAAGAATCATTGCCATGGAATACTATGACGGTAGGTGGACATATACATGGGGTGCCAGAAGAAATAGCTAGGTTACATTCTAACTTTGGGTTTAGGTTTGATGATGAATAGAATAATAGGAGCATATGCTCCTATTATTCTGCTAGCTAAGGTCAGCTAATGATATTACTGTCTATACTCAATTTCAATAGATTTGGGCATGAGTTGTTCCGGAATTTCACGCTCCAAAACAAGACTTAAAATACCATTTTCTACTTTAGCAGCCTTTATTTCAATGTGTTCCGCAAGATTGAATGTTCTACTAAATTTACGTGAACTAATTCCACGATGCACGAATTCGTCAGTAGTCTCTTCATCTGAATTTTCTGCATTAATATTTAGAACATTTTGTTCTACTGTTACTTTGATATCGCCTTCGCTAAACCCAGCCACCGCAACTTCAATCAGATAATTATTATCATCTTTTTTAATAATATTATATGGTGGGTAGTTTGATTGTGTATTTACATTTACTGTAGAAAGTAAATTGTCGAATAGTTGGTCAATACCAACTGAATTTTGATAAAACGGAGCGAAATCCTTCGCTCTGATTGTTTTTAAACTTGTCATAATGTTTCTCCTTTAATTAAGCAAGATATGCACAGCAAACCCATTTGGCATCTGCTGTGCATATATTTATCATTTTACTAAAATGTTAGTAAAATTACATCATGCCTGGCATTCCGCCCATTCCGCCACCGCCCATTGGTGGGGCTGCTGGTTCGTCGTGTGGAATTTCAGCAACCATGGCTTCGGTTGTAATCATAAGGCTTGCCACTGATGCTGCATTTTGGAGTGCTGATCGTGTGACTTTCGCAGGATCAAGAACACCTGCCTCAATCATATCACAGTACTCATCTGTTGCAGCATTGTAACCCATGTTGCCTTCACTTTCTCGTACCTTATTGATAACAACCGATGCTTCTACGCCAGCGTTGTATGCAATAGTACGCAATGGTTCTTCCAATGATCTTCGCAAGATGTTAATACCAACATCCTGATCGTGATTGATGCCAGCAAGACCCGCCATGCCATCAATAGCACGAACGAGTGCTACACCACCACCTGCAACTACACCTTCTTCCACGGCTGCGCGAGTAGCAGCAAGGGCATCATCAATGCGATCTTTCTTTTCCTTCATCTCAACTTCGGTAGCAGCGCCAACCTTGATTACTGCAACACCACCTGATAGTTTAGCAACACGTTCTTGTAGTTTTTCAATATCATAATCAGAAGTTGAATTTTCAATTTGCACACGGATTTGATTAACACGCCCATCAATATCGGCACTTTGTCCTGCACCATCAATAATCGTAGTGTTGTCTTTTTCAACCACAATCCGCTTTGCAGTGCCAAGATCATCAAGAGTTACTTTCTCTAGTGATAGCCCTACTTCTTCTGAAATAACTGTGCCACCTGTTAAAACAGCAATATCTTGTAGCATAGCACTACGTCTATCACCAAACCCAGGTGCTTTAACTGCTGCTACTTTAACAATTCCACGCATTGAATTTACTACCAATGTAGCCAGTGCCTCACCCTCAATATCTTCTGCGATGATAAGCAACGGTTTCCCAGCTTTGGCAACTCCTTCTAGCACTCCAATCATAGATTGAATGTTGCTAATCTTCTTATCAAATAGTAGAATGAATGGTTCATCCAACTCTGCAACCATACTTTCCTGATTGGTTGCAAAATAAGGTGATAGATAACCACGATCAAATTGCATACCTTCAACGACATCAAGTTCATTCTCAAATGATGTGCCATCCTCTACTGTAATCACACCGCCATTGCCAACTTTTTCCATTGCTTCTGCGATAATATTACCAATTGATGCATCTGAATTCGCAGAGATCGTGCCTACCTGTGCAATAGCACTTGGGTCAGTACACTCAATTGCTTGTGAACTAATACTCTTCACCGCTGATGCAGTAGCAAGGTCGATACCTCGTTTAAGATCCATTGGGTTCATTCCAGAAGCAACAGCCTTCATTCCTTCTTTCATAATAGATTGTGCTAGTACAGTAGCTGTGGTAGTGCCATCACCAGCAACCTCTGCGGTGTGTGATGCTACTTGTTTAACTAGTTGTGCACCCATATTCTCAAACTTCCCTTCAAGTTCAATCTCTTTTGCCACTGTCACCCCATCTTTTGTGATTACAGGTGCACCGAATGCTTTATCTAAAACAACATTTCGTCCTTTTGGTCCAAGTGTTACCTTTACAGTATTTGCCAACGTGTTTACACCATCTAACATTAGATGACGTGCGTCATCACTAAATTTTACTTCTTTTGCGCTCATATATTTCTCCTTATGATTCAATTACAGCCATTATATCGTCTTCATTCATGACGACAAGTTCTTCTCCAGAAACTTTAACTTCAGTTCCTGCAAATTTACCAAATAACACAGTGTCCCCAACGGCAACACCCAAATCAAGCACTGTCCCATTATCAAGGACCTTACCTTTACCTGTAGCTACAACAGTGCCACGCGCTGGCTTTTCTGTTGCTGAATCAGGAATAACAATACCACCTGCTGACATTTTCTCTTCTTCTGTTCTCTTCACAACAACACGGTCGTGTAGTGGACGAATATTTTCATTCATATATATATTTCTCCTATCAAAGATATGATTATAATTGATCCATATTATGCAATCAATGCAAGTATTATACATACATTTTATGCATTAGTCAATAGTTTTATAATAAAAAACATTATGTGGGATGCATGAATTATTACCCCCCCCTATCATAGGCAATAAATACATTGATGAATGTGCACCAATTTACCAACATAAAACAAGTATCATACAATAATATAAAAATAAATTATCTCATTTCGGGCGGGGGTGATGCATTTGGACAGCATTACATTAATTTCATGCGTGATTACTATCGTGACAATGCACTTAGTCCGGATAGCAATATACTAGAATGGTGTGCTGGCGCAGGATTCATTGGATTCTCGTTATTAGCACACGGGTTATGCAAGCACATCTCATTTATTGAACAGGATGCCAATGATGTGATATGTAGCAACCTTACTATCGGAATGAATAATATTCAAAAAGATGCATTGTCAATAGTTAGCAACACGGTCAATGCATTCAGTGACACTACACAATTTGACATCATCGTTGGAAATCCACCGCACTTCGGGGATGATATATCTAATGCGATTAACTCTGGCAGTATTCCACGCATAACGAATGATCAAGGTTGGGAAATACATACAGAGTTCTTTCGGAATGTACAAAAGTACATGCATAGCAATTCAAGGATAATCCTCATTCAGAATAACAAAGATGTTCCAAATGGGGCAAATGAACTAAAGCAGGTCGCAACGGATAATGGGTTGCAGTTCTTGAATATATATGATTCGGAATCTGGGATAGCAGTATTGGATAATGATGCTAGTTTACTGCCAAGTAGCATTGATTATTACTTCCTAGAGCTTGCGCTGGTTAATGGGCCGGGTCTCTAACGATGTGCTTAACATCCTCAATACAAGCTCTTGCGCCACCTTGCTGTCTAGCATACCACGCACGTTCAACGCAGTATTCCCTTAGATCACCATTGTAATTCTTACTATCAAATGTAACCGATGATGGTATCTTTTTCAGCGAATCATCATTGAATATATAATCAGCCAAGTTATACTTAAACTCGGTTGATATAGGATATGCAATTGTGTGGTCAACGATATACAATTCGGTAAAGTGCAATACTTCATCCAACAGTTCTGAATCTATTTCGTTGCTTAGTTCCTCGCATACAAATCGTTTTAGTAACGCAAAGAAATTAGGCTTATCTAAATAACCATTGATAAATGTACTTTCTTCATATTTCCAAAATATATCAATTAATTCCCCCTGGCTAGTGTTTACTTCAGCATTTAATACAATTACATTCTTATCCGCCTGCAACAACCTTTCGGTGAGTGTTGCTAATTCTCTCCCGAAACGATTATTTGTTGTGTTGTGCAAATGCCATTGTGTAAATTTGGTATAGAACATTAGATATGATATGTTGCTATATTTGCGCAAGAAACGTGAGATAATGTGTGTTAACCCATAAAAATGACCTGCAATAACGGCATATCCCATTATTCTACATCGTACCCAGTCATCAAATGACATTGTGTTGGTAGACACCACAATGTTAGCATACTCCGATGGGTTATTAATGTCATGCGTGCCTGCTGGTTTGACATGTGATGACATTGTAATCATTCGTTTAAATTTTAAGTCGTATTTTTTGATATATTGTTCATCATTCATTTCAGAACCCTTTGTCACAGAACAATCGTATATATTGATGCAATTATGTTGCCCGTGCTCTATCAAGTCACATATACCTTCCATAAAACTAGATTTCGTTTCGGCAGGCAATGGGCATATAATTTCAGTGTATGTTGGTAGCCCAGCATTTAGATATTTTAAGTTTAGTTCTCGGTATACATCGGAATCAATATTTTTTCGGTTGATTGCCACTAATGTATCTTCAGATACTGACTGCAATGCTAATGTCATACCATGATTTATCCCCGCTGCCGTTAAGATCATGCCAACCTCTGCAACTTTCGATTTTGCATTCTTTGCCCAATCTGTTCTCAGTTTCAATGGGTAACCAGTTGTCTCCTTTAATGCCACTAACTTATGTGCTATTAGTTTATCCGATGGGAATATTGCGAAATTGGAATCAGCATTGTCGATGTATTGACAATTATGATCCGCCATCCATTCTAAATCGGTGTATACATGGTCAATACTACGTAGCTTAACTTTATTATAATAATTCATCCCTATGTTACAGAATGTGCAGCTGTACATGCACCCGCGATTGGTTTGCATGGTGCCATCCATTCCGCTATCTGCCCCATGTCTGGCTTTTACTAGTTTATCACAATCATCAAAGTATCCCAACGAATAGGGACTAGGTATGATATCCAAGTTGTTAATGCGGGCAATATCTGGGGTTATAATATTATTACCAGGCTGACTAGATGGGATAGTTATACCACCGATTCCACCCCAATTAGGAGTATCATTTAGTAATTCCATCATCACATTGTAAAATGTAACTTCTCCCTCGTTTCGCACAACCAAATCAATAAAATCACATCTTTTGGATAATTCATTCCCATCATAAACATTTGGGCCCCCATACACAATAAAACAATCCTTCCATTTTTTTTTCACCTGACGCGCAAAACTATCGTTGTATTCCTGATTCCATACATAATTTGATAGCCCCAGCACAACAGGGTCTTCCATCCTATTAATAACTTCGTCGATGGGGTCACGCAAGAATAAAATTTCTTTTAATGTATAATTATTCTGTATTTCTTGGTGTTGGTTAGCATACGCCCATATAACCCCCACCGCATACGGAACATGCGGGGCTGAACTTATCTGTGATAGGTAAACATTTCGCATTATATTTTCTCCCGATCATTACATTATTAACCATATTTATCCCATACAGCACCATTGATGTCCTTTATGATGTTATAAAAACATCCTTCGCATACATATGCTTCCACCGTCTGTAAATCATGCTCACTGAAATATCCAAATTCATGGGATAACTTAACTGGATCATGATCGTTGGTGTATTCAATACCACACTTATCACATTTAAACCCATTTGAAATCCACATCGCTTCTTCTTGATAGTTCACACCCATTATGCTACTAAGTCCAGATCATTTTCAGTAATAATATATTCCGCTCCATCATATTGTTCTATTTTAAATTTTATACCGACCGGTAA